TGGGTATGAAAATGCCCGGCCAAATCACAGTCACAAGCGCTGGTTCATTGCCGAACAGCGCAAAAATTATTACTATGGGCGAGGATAGTCCTGGTCTAACTGAGATAGTTGGTAGAAAGCAATTTCTAGACACTACTTATTGGACCACTACTCACTCCCGTGGCAGTATTATTGCAAGCTATAACGTTCCATTTAGCTTGATTAGTTCAAAGGCAATGCGTCCTGCATTCGAAAATTCCATTTATTGGAGAGGAACAGCTCGTGTGACTATGCAGTTGCAGAGCACTACTTTTGTTGCTGGGTCATTGATTGTTGTTTGGGCTCCTTTGTTGGATGCTGTTCAAGCTGCTCAGGTTTACGCCGGACGCTTGTCATCAGCTCACATAGCTCGACATATGTTTTTGTACCCAGGTAACAATCCCTCAATTGATTTTGAGATTCCGTTCACCTTTCCACAATCTCACCTTGATATCAGACAACAGGACAGAACTCTTGGAACACTTCTGGTTATGGTCAGAAATCGTTTGAGAACAGGTGAGAACTCCCCGAGCGACCAAATCGCTCTGACGTCGTATGGATCTTTTATCGACAATGAATTTGCCGTTTTGAACCCGAAGACGATTGTTATCCAGGGAGGGATACAATCAAAGGTTACAAACTATAACCTAGAACATGTGATGAATGCTAGTATCGACGCTGGCTCAACACAAGATAGTTTTGCGGGTGGGAGCACTGACTTTAAAGTTCCCACAATGGACAAACCGAATGTTTGTCTTAACCCGATGCCAGCCCTTGTTAGACAGGTACCCAATCTGTGTAACAATGTTGGCATTGAGTACGCTCAAAATATGGATTTACCAGCCGCGAGTCTTCCGGTGGTTTTGCCCATAGTCACTAGCTTAGCAAGAGACGAGATGAGTCTTGAAATGATGTTCAAGACCCCTTGCTATGCTGGAGTTTTTCAAATTCTCGCATCGAACAACCCCAATGATGTTTTGTACACAGGTGACCTGTGTCCTGGATCGGAGTTTTTCGTAGCCGAAACTGGCGCAAGTATTGACTTGTCCTTGTTTTCGTTCGCCGCTCTTCCCTTTTCCTATTGGAAGGGTGGCATATCGGTTGAGCTTGAGGTGGTTTGCAGTATTTATCATACTTGCAAGCTAGCAATCTGTTCTCATTATGGTTATGAGGCAGCAGGCTTGACTGTGGACGAAGCGATGGGTCAGTACACGACCATTTTCGAAGTTGCTGGAGGAACGTCACGCATCCGCGTTGATTTCCCTTGGCGATGCCCTTCAGAGTTTAAGGAGGTTTGCAACGGCTCGTACGTCGATGCAACCCCTTTTTCTATGGGGCAGTTTTCTGTGCGTTTGTTAAGTCCGTTACAGTATAATGAAACCGTTTCATCGACGATAGATGTTAATGTGTTTATATCCGGTGGTCCCGACTTTCAGACATCATTTCTTGGCTCGAACGCCATTGATGTTGCCATCGTTGATTAAGTACTTAAG